ATGGTTATGAATACGTTTGCAGTTTCTTTTTTGGTTAGACCTTCCAAAGCTAACAAAGCAGGTGAATCACCTATTGAATTAAGTTTGTGTATCAATACTGAAAGAACTTACATCAATCTTCCAAGAAAGGTTAAACCTTCCTTGTTCGATTGTAAGAAGCAGGTTATTAAAGGAAGAAGTGCAGAAGCAACCCAACTGAATGAGTTTCTAAGTTTGATGAAGTCAAAGGTATATGAAGCCCAAACTAAACTTATTGAAATGGATATTCCCGTTACATGTACCAATATGAAGGATATGATGAACGGTAAGATTGTAAAGAAGCAATATATGTTGTTGGAACTGTACAGGGAACACAATAAAGAATTCTTAGACCAAGTAGATAAGTTAGTGGTTAGAAAACCAACTTACATTAAACACCTGACAGCCTACAACCATTTGCAGGATTACATCAAACTGAAATGTAACGGACGTGCGGACGTGTTTTTATCTGAAGTTAATTCTTCTTTTGTAAATGGGTTCTTTACTTACCTGTTAACCAAAATGCAGAATAACAGCGCAATTGGCAATCTGAAGAAATTAAGAAAGATTACCAATTTGGCTTTGAATAACCGATACATCAATATCAACCCGTTTGTTGGGGTGAAGTATAAGTTGCAGGAAGTGGAAGTTGAACCTTTATCAGAACGTGAACTTGCAACCTTAATGAACAAGGAACTGACTATTGAACGGCTGCAAAGGGTTCGTGATGTATTTGTATTCAATTGTTTTACAGGTTTGGCTTATATAGATTGCAAGTTGCTCAAACAGGAATTTATTGTTGAGGATGAACAGGGTAATAAGTGGATTGATACCAAACGATTTAAAACGGGTATTAAATGCAAGATACCTTTGTTGCCTGTTGCTGAATACCTGTTGGAAAGATACAACTACAAGTTACCTGTAATAAGCAATCAAAAGATGAACGGGTATTTGAAAGAACTTGCTGATATATGTGGAATTAAGAAAGACCTTCATACACATGTGGCACGACACACAGCAGCAACTTTATTCTTAAATAATAATGTGGATTTGAATTCAGTATCAAAGATATTGGGACACACCAATATAAAAATGACACAGAGATACGCCAAATTGCTTGATACCACTGTTCTTAAACAAATGGATGTGTTGAAAATGAAATTTGCAGTTTAATTGCTAAAGGGTTGGAAGTTCCAACCCTTTTTTGTTTCCACTACCTTTTATCTTTTATCAAAAATCAGAAAATGATAAAAATAAAGATAGAAGATACAATATATAATGTTCCTGAAGGTTGGAATGATGTTACTTTGGGACAATATGAAAAGTGGTTTGATTATGTTGCTGATTCCAAAATAAAAGAAGTGGAATTGGTATCTAAGATTTCAACCATTCCATTTGACCTGTTATCAACCCTTCCCCTATCCTTTTACACTGATGTACTGAACATGGTTAGTTTTGCCTTTGCAGGAAACGAATACAAGCCCTGTAACAAGATTCTAATTGATGATGAAATATATTCCGTATCAATCAAAGATGAATTAACCTTAGCGCAATATGTGGATGTTGAAGCCACCTTTGAAGAAGATAGTAATGATTCACGTTTATCTGAAATACTTGCAATCGTCTGTTTGAAGAAGGGTGAAAAGTATGATTCCAAGATACTAAAGGAAAGAAAGAAGTTATTTCAGGATTTGAAGATGGATGAAGTGTTTCCTCTTCTTGCTTTTTTTTTGCAATTAAAAAAGAACTTATTGAAGATTACAACATTCTATTCAAAGGTAGTGGAACAGGCAAACCAATTTGCAGACCTTATCAAGACTTCAGCCGAAAATGGGGATGGTATAAAGTTATTGCCGAAATTGCAAAGGATGAAATACAAAAGTTTGATAAAGTCACTGAACAAACAGTTATCACCATCTTCAACTTCCTTTGTTACAGGCTTGACAAAGCACAGGCAGAAGAAGCACAATATAAGTTTGAAGAACAGCTTTCAAAGAATAAAAAGTAAACTATTTAGAAAATGATTGAGACTATTATAAATGTATTCAGAGATTTAGCACGTACACACAAAACAATCAAATCATTCTACTATAACAAGAATTATGAATTGGGTGCAGGAAATGAACCACACCCTTTATTATGGTTGGAAGAACCTATAATTGGAACTAATACAGGTGTTAATGGTTCAGTGTTTACCAACTCTGTAAACTTTTCTGTTTTATTTGTACCTGATGCAGAACATTCAACCGAACACCTGCAATCTTTGGCTTTCAGTATTGGTTTGAATATGATAGAGAAAATAAAACAGGATAGGGATTCTTATTTTACCATTAAGCCTGATTGGACTTATTTAACCTTATCTGATTATTATGATAATAACAGTGTCGGATGCAGGTTCAGTTGTAATTTGATTACAAAGAATATGAGTAACCTTTGTTTGTTACCTGAACAGTTTGATGATGATAAGCAGTTAGAAGCAGAAACAACCATACCTGACTTTGATGTTACAGTAACAGAAAACGGTTGTGAAACATTTACAAATAAATTGCCTGATTTTGATATACCTGTTAGAAGATGAATAAGGAAACATTAAAGATAGTAGAAGCAATTGGTAATGATATACTGATATTGGCAACAATCATAATGGAAGATGATTCAATATCAGTTAATGATAAGGTTGGAAAGAACACATTAAAGAACAGTGCTTTAAAATCTGATATTGAACAAAAGATACAGGCAACTGATAATGCGATAATCCAAACCTTCTTCAATCATTATGTTGTGTATGTTGAAAAAGGTAGAAAAAAGGGTGCTAAAAGAATACCAATTGATGCTTTGCGTGATTGGGCTTTGAAGAATGGAATACCAACGGATAACAGTACGTTATATGCAATTCAAACTGCAATCGTTAGAGATGGTATAAAAGGCAGACCAATTTTGGCAACACTTGAAAACAATATTGAAGAACTATTTGAAAAACAGTACTTTGACGAATTGTTTACAGCAATAATAACGGAGTTGAAAGACTTCTTTAAAGACTAAAAATAAGAAAATGGGATATTTTACGAACACAAATATAGCAGATGTAGTTGAAAACAAGAAGATTACATTAGCACATAACCCTAATTTTGTCATATTCAAGAATAAGAATAGTACAAAAGTACCTGTTGCAATCAGTTTATTTGTTAGTACCACTTATGCAGGTGGTGATGAATACCCTGAAGCCACTGAATTTAGTATTGTTGAAAATTCAACAGGTATCAAACACACCTTCAGGGGAACAAATAAGAAGGAAAATCTTAATTCCAATACCTTTTTATTGAACTCGCTTCAATCAATTACGGCTGAAAATATCCGTATTGCCTTTATGAAGGATAGTTGGTTAAAGAATAATTTTGAAATAACCATTCCATTCAGTATTAATGGAACAAATATTAAAAATGGTAATACCATTTACATTACTTCCAAAGGTGCAGGTGAACAGTTTACCTTTACTTTTGAAAAGTTGAACAGTTCTTTTTTAACCCTTAGTGGGAATCCGTCACAATCAAGCAATTCAGATTCTATTGATGGCGGTAAAGGAAAAACGGAAATTGAATTGGAATTATACACTGATACCAATTGTTTCTTAGGTGTTAAAGACCTTCCAACAGAAGCAGACTTTGGTACTTATACAACCACGCTTTCAAAACATTACTTTCAGGATGAACTTTGGTTTGAAACCAATAACTTATTAAGTAAGAAGGTAAATTATAAAACTGATTTCCTTACATCTTCTGATTGGGTTGATACGGGTACATATACTGATTATAGATATATCGCCAAAACCTTTGATGGAGAAACACGAACACCATTTTATATTTCAAATGTTCTATATGTATTGAATGGTTATGATTATACTTTGAATGAAAATGATTTGACTGATTACGTATATGATACCCTGTACCCCACTGTTGTACAGCCGTTGACAAATGCACCTGATAAGAATTATGTTATAGGACAAACCGAATATTTCAACTTTATATTATCTGATATGCAGCACAATATTAATATTTCACCTGAATTTAATTTTGGTTTGACTTATAAGTATTATACACCTTCAGGTGATTATATCACCACTGTAAATAAACAGAATAAGAATAGAAAGAAAATGTATGTTGTAAACACTATTCAATTGAACCCTGATATTGAAACTATTGAAAAGAATTTCAATAAAACGGTTGGTTCATTTACAGTTGCTTTAAATAAGGATAACACCCCAATTAGTAAGGAATTGAAATATAATGTTGTTCCTGAATGTTTAAATCGAACAAATGAATTTGTCTTTTTAAATAAATTGGGTGGTTGGGATTCATTTAACTTTGGTGGTGTATGGAGTACTGAATTTAAAACGGATGCTTCAACCATTTATAAGACCCTTCTTCCTGATTATAAGATTAGTTCAGAAATAGAATCTGTATTTAAAAAAGAAGTGGAAGAACAGTTTAGTATCAAATCAGATATTGTAGATTATGAAACGGTTGAATGGTTAAGGGAATTGGCGGCTTCAAAGGTTGTATATGAATTGTATTCTTTGAAATATGTGATTGTGGATGATTTGACTTTGAAGTATAATGATGATGATGATAATTACCAAGTTGAAATGAAGTACCATTTTTCGGACAATTTTAATGGCGTGATTAAGGGATAAAGTATATTTCAGATAGTATGTAAAGGTGGTATGGGTAACTGTATCACCTTTTATCTTTTTTCAAAAAGATATGATTAATGTTGAACTTTATATTAATAATCAGCTTTGCGATATAGTTAGCCCTTATGAGTTGGGTGTTCGTTTTCAACGTGAGATACTGATACCTTCTGAAATTACTACCAAAGATGTACAATATAGTTTCACAATCAAACTTCCAACTTCAGCAACCAACAATAAGATATTCAATTTTGCTAATGTTGAGGAAGTAAAGAACAAATTCAATTACGAATATAACGCTATATTGATTGTGGATTCAATTACTGTATTCACGGGTAAATTCAAGATTACAGAAATTGATGAAGATACTTATAAGGGCAATCTTTATATACCTGCTGCTAAGACTATCAAGGAAATTTTTAATGGTAAAAAAATGACTGAAAACGGCAATTGGTATGTACCTTTTAAAGATATTGGTTCGGTTGGTGTTTATAATTCAAAAATGATTACTGAAATACAGGATTGCATTTTTCCAATCGTGTTATATGGTTTGTTGCCGAAGAATCCAATTAATTCAAACGCTATACAAAACGGTGAAGTAGTTGGTGAATATACTCCTAAAGATGAATTTGATGATTATGTTAGGTTAGGTATTGAAGATTTTCCACCTTCTGTAAATGTTCTAAGGATGCTTAGAAAGATATTTGAGAATAATGGTTATACACTTGGTGGAACTGCATTTGAAGATACGAGACTAACCAACCTTTTTGTAAGTTATAAAAATGAAGCTGATTACGAACAGGAATGGAATTGGGGAGATATGGCAAGTTTCAAACTAAAAGGTAATTGGGAATCAGTAAGGGATAGATGGCAAAATTACAGAACCTTTGAAAGAAATATTGAACGTGTTGAATCAGATAAGGGTTCTTTTTATGTAACCGATTTATTAAACTGCAACAGAACCGTTATCACTGAAATATATGATACAGGAAGAAATTTAACCACAAGTGTTGAAAAGGATAAATGGAATGATAATAACTACATGAAAAGAAAAACACTTATCACTATTCCAAAATCAGGATTATATAAAGTAAGATTAAGGGGTTCAATTGGATTGGAACAAGGACGTGATAACAGCGGTAAAGATAGTGGTTGGAAATGGACGGATGGCGTAACAGGTAATATATTTACTTCAGGTGGGCAATACAAAAGAAACAGATGCAACTACTTTGATAGGAAGCGTTATGAATTACAATTAGTACGTGATTTTGGTTCAGGTGACTTTGAGACTTCCAATAAAACAACTGTTGGTTTTTACTTTCAACCGAATAACCCACAGAACAATACTTTTAATGGTAATTCACCTGAAAATTATCCAAAGTATTTTCCTAAACCTTTTGGAGCACAATTAATTGATGCTTCAACTGATGAAAAATTTGTCAGTGGTTTACATTTTGGTAGGGTTGATAATGATACGGATTATAATCCACAAGGCTATCAGGCTAATTATATGTTTATAAAAAACGGTTGGAGTTGGAATAAATCTTATACTCAAAAGCAAAAGATATATTCTGCTTACAATAATCCTGATGGTTATTGGTGTTGGGGTACTGATAATAATGCAACTATTGAAACTGACCCTGAAACGGGTGAAGAAGTTGAAGGTGGTGATGATACAATATCTTTGGCTTGGAGACAATCAAACCGTTATCAGACTAAAATAAACAATATACCAAGTTCTTGGTGTGGCGCACGTGATGAAATATATGGTGAAGGTGAAATATACCAAGTTGTTTGGTTTGAAAAAGGTGAACATCTTACATTATTGGCTGTTGGTGAAGCAAACGATTATAGACGAAACACGGATAAAACCAAATGGAGTATTTACCCTGCATATATGAATGTTTCCTTTGAATTGGATATTGAACCATTTAGAACAGATACATCTTGGATTGCCATTAATAATAATGGTAATGGTTATTCTGATATGGATTGGAATGCACCATGCAATTTTTTAAAAGGGCAAATTGACTTGATAAAGTTTCTTCCTAATGATGTGAAAACTGATGAATGGATTGATAATTTTTGTAAAGCATTTAATTTGAAGCTATCACAGAACGGATTGAAAAACTTTGATTTGGATGTTAAACAGGTGAATTATTTAAATACCACTTCTGTTGTTGATTTGGAAAATAAAGCCAATATCAATTTCAGAAACAATACACCTTTAAATTTACCTTCTGCTTTTGAATTAGGATTTTCGATTAATCAGGATGAAGAAGGATATAAAAGAACAGGTGATGATGGTGGCGGTAAGTTTGAAACGGGTACTGTTGATGGCAAAATATTAACCCAAACATCAAACTTTAGTTATGGTTGGTATAAGGATATAAAATACATGGGTGCACAAAATAGTTCAACCAAAGAAGTATTGTCTTTACCAATTATTTCAAGTTATGAAGTATGGCAGGATGATATGACTTATAAAGAAGGTGTTTCTAAAATATATACAGGTTATAATCAAAGGTTTTGGTACTATTCAGGTTATTATTATATTAATTTATTCCTATATAATGATAATGTGTTAAGCCATTATAGAGGTATGACAATTGCTGATGTTTCCAATACATTCAATCAGGATAAGATATTGAATTTGGATTATAAGAATAAAAGTAATTCAATTCTAACCACTTACTTTACAGTTGTTGCATCAAACGATACCAACTATACTGAAATTGAATGTTATTTAACCCCTGATGAATATGATAGATTAGATGGTTCAAACTTGGTAAAGTGGAATGGTGATTTATATTACATATCGAGTATTGAAGGGTATGATATAACGGAAAAGAACAAAACAAAATTGAAACTTATCCGAAAGATGAATTAATATATAAGTGGTGTGGTTGTAATGGCTGCACCACTTTCTTTTTATCTGTTTCTAAAAAGATAGAATGGATAAGAAAATATTCGTTATTCAGATAGACGGAATCGAAAAATCATATAATGATGTGATTTCTTTGGTTGATGCTTTGAAACAGTTGGATAATTCCAATACAACTGTTACTGCTTCAACAACCCGAAAGACAGAAGCCACTTCTGAAGAAGATAAAGCACAGAAACAATATCAAGCCACCTTAGATAGAATTGCCAAACTTGAAGAAGATGCAACCAAACAACGGATTGCAGCAACCCAAGTATTGCGTGAAAGAAAATCTGTTGTTGAACAGGAAGTTAGGGCTAATACTGCTGCTGAAGGTTCGCTTAAACAAATGGGTGCGCAGCTTTCCTTACTTAGAAAACAGTATGATAATCTTTCTAAGTCTGAACGTGAAAATGAAAATGTTGGTGGTAAATTACTGAATCAGATTCAAGATTTGGATGCAGCATACAAAGAAGCCAAAGAAGCAACAGGAAGATTTCAAGATTCAGTTGGTAATTATGCTATTGCAGGAAAACAAATGCAGGAAACACTTGAATTGAACACCAAGCAACTTGCATATATGCTATCACAGGGTGTTAAACCCACTGATGAAGCATTTATAAAGTTGGCAGAAGAAACAGGTGCATTAAAAGATGCTTTGGAAGATGCAAACGCCACAGTTGCAAAGTTTGCTTCAGATACACGTTCTTTAGACCAAGTTTTAGATGTTGGTTCTTCGCTTACTGCTGTATTTGGAACTGCAACAGGTGTAATGGGTATGTTCGGTGAATCAGGTGAAGCCGTGGCACAACAGATTCAGAAGCTTCAGGGAGTAATGGCAACCCTTCAATCACTTCAGACCCTTCAAACCAATTTGAATAAACAGGGTACATTATCCAACACTCTTTACTTGAAAGCTTTGAAACTGTTAGGACTTGAAAGAAAAAAAGATATTGCCTTATTGGGTTCTGAAACAGCAGCACAGGGTGCAAATACAGTTGCAACAGGTGCAGCAACAGTGGCTACCAAAACATTTTCCAAAGCCCTTATTGCAACAGGTATAGGTGCTATTGTGGTGTTACTTGGTTTATTGATTGCCAACTTTTCAGAAATAAAGGAATGGTTCTTAAAATTAATTGCACCAATAGACGGGTTTAAGGCTGCTTTGATGGGTATTGGTAGTGTGATTGTGAATTATATTGTTGCGCCCTTCAAAGCCTTATTTAAATTGATGAAAGGTGATTTCAGTGGTGCAGTTGATGAATTTAAGAAGGGGTTTGATGTGATGGGTAATTATGCTGAAGGTAAGAACAAACAGATTGCCAAAGATACAGCAGAAAGAAACAGAAAGTTTGTTGAAGGTGCTTTGGCAACAACTGATACCCTAATTAAGAATAATGAAGCAAAGTATGGTTCTGATTACAAGTACACTGAACAGGGTAAAAAACTATATGATAAGTATTTTGCTTACCAACTTCATTTATACAAAGATGATAAAGAAAAATATGCTGAAATTCAGCGTGAAAAGTGGGCTTATGACAGGGAATATAACGACAAATTAAAAGAAGCTGAAAAGAAAAAAACTGAAGATGCAAAGAAAGCAGCAGAGGATGCAAAAAAGATTGCTGACGAAAGGAAAAAACAATTGGAAGATTATAAGAAGTCTTTGGATTCCTTCAACAAAGAAACTTATGCACTTTCAATTGCTAATGAAGAAAAATTGATTGCTGCACAAAAGAAAGCAGCAAAGACTTCTGAAGAAGTGGCTTTGGCTTATGGTAAAGAAGGTGAATTACTTAAACAGAAGAATCAGGATGAAAGAAACAAGGTTGAAGAACAGTATAATGAGCTATTGAAAAAAGCTGAAAAGTTAAAACAGGACACAACCAAGATTACTGAAGCCAAGAATGCACGTATAAAGGAACTTGAAGAAGAACAAAAGGCTGATTTAGTGACTTTAGAAACTGAAAAAACTGAAGCTATCAATAAAATAAATGAAGATGCTAAAAAGAAAAAGGTTGAAGATACACAGAAAGCACTTGATTCTGAATTGAAGTTGATGAACTCACATTATACTTCAATCCAAGACCTAACTAAAAATGCTGTTAAGAAAAGTGGTAAGTTTGATTTGATTGATGTTAAGACTACCAAAGCCAATTATAAAAAGATTGGTGAGGAACTAAGTAAGTATTTGGATAACCTTAATTCATCTAAAGACCGTATCAGTAAGTATTATGATGATATGGCAGGTTTATATTCCAAAGATTCACAGGAATATAAGGATTTGCAGGAAAAGAAACAGGCTGCTTTGAATGATGTTGAAAGTAAAATCAAAGTTACCAATAAAAATATTGATGATAATACACAAGCTTCAACCCAAACCCAACAACAATATTATGCTGATTTGGCTGATAAGATTGGTAAGGTGTATGAAGGTGTAAATGAACTTCTTTCAGGTGCATTTGATGCAGCCCAAAGTATCTTTGATATGCAATTGGAAGAAGCACAGGCAAAACTTGATGAAGTAACCGAAGCTTATGATTCAGCAGTTGAAAAGAAAGAAGAATCAAATGCAAGATTAGCCGAATTAGAAGAAGAAGCTAAGACAGCAACAGGTGGACGTGCGCAGGTAGTACAGGAACAAATTTCACGTGAAATGGATAATAACAAACAGTTAGCCCAACAGGAAAAAGAACTTGCAAAAGAGAAAGAAAAACGTGAAAAGGAAGTTGCCAAGATTGAAAAGAAACAGAAGAAAACCCAATTGGCACAGAACTTAATAACGGGTATTGCACAGACTGCTTTAGGTGTTACGCAAGCTTTGGCAAGTTCGCCACCACCTGTATCTTTTATAATGGCTGCATTAGTTGGTGCCATGGGCGCAGTACAAACGGGTATTATTGCTGCACAAATGGGTAAACTTGAAAAAGGTGGTTTATTGAACGGTAAAAGACACTCACAAGGTGGTATTCCTGTTGGAAATACAGGAATTGAAGTTGAAGGTGGTGAATATGTGGTGAATCGAGTTTCGACACAGAAGAACTTAGGTCTTATTGAATATATCAACACCTCGCATAAAGAAGTACAGGTAAATGATGTTGTTTCCTTTTTTAATGGTAAAGGTTCTTCAATCACCCCTGCACCAACTTTCAAAGTTCAATATGAAAGTGGTGGGCAATTGGCAAATCTTGATACTGTTGGTGCTGCAACATCAAATGATAATCGAATATTGGATGCCATTAATTCAATTGATTTCAAACCTTCTGTATCGGTGAAAGAAATTCAAGATGTACAAAGCAGAATGACTTCAGTACGTGAATTAGCAGGTGCGAGTTATTGAAAATAGTTTATGAAAGGTGGTATAACTTCGGTTGTATCACCTTTTTATTTGAATTTATCTATTATCAAAAATTGATAATGGCTAAAATTCCAATATATGAATGTAAAGTTGATGAATCCCTGAATGATGTAACAGGTATTTATGCAATTTCCTTTGTTGACGAACCTGCTGTTGAAGAAAACTTTGTTACCTTATCAAAACAGGCAGTATTATTAAACAAAGATACAAAAAAGCAAATCCTTACAGGTGTGGTTTTGAAACCAAATCAACTGATATATAGGCTTGACGAACAGAACCAACCATACTACATACAGTTTTCAGAAGTTGAAATTGAAAAGATTTCTCACAAGATGATGAAAGCAGGATTGGCACTACAACACACAACACACCAACACGAATCCGAATTGAAAGGCAATTACCTTACTGAACTTTGGATAGTTGAAAATCCTGATAATGACAAATCAAATGCTTTAGGATTCAAAGATTTGCCCAAAGGTACATTAATGGCTTCATATAAAGTTGCTGATAAAAGCTATTGGGATAATGAAGTAATGGCAGGAAAGGTAAAAGGATTCAGTTTGGAAGGATTTTTCAATCAAGAATTAAAACTAAATAAGATAATAAAGAAAAATAAAATGAATAAACACAAGAAAACAAGCCTGTTAAGTAAAATAGGTAAGTTCCTAATGGATATTGAAGATGTACAAAGAACTGATGCAACTGATTCAGGTGAAAATGTAAGAATTTACCAATTGTATGATGGCAAAGAAGTTATGGTTGATGAAGATGGCTTTGCAACTATTGATAACGAACAAGCACCTTCAGGGGAACACAAACTTTATGATGGCAATACCTTAGTTATTGATGATGCAGGGCAATTTGTTGAAGTTAAACCTTCTGATGTTGCTGTTACTGAACCAACCGAAGCTGTTCCTGCACCTATTGATGTACCTGCTGAAAATCCTGCACAGCTTTCTATTGAAACAGAAGAAGATAAGAAAGAAGATGAATCTGCTGAAGATGAAAAGGACAAAGAAAAAATGGAAGATATACCTGCTGAAGTAGATGTTGATGCTGTTATGGCAGAAAATGAAGCATTAAAAGCAAAGGTTGCTGAACTTGAAGCCAAGATTGCTGAATTGGAAGGTACGGTTACAGAAAAAGACACTGAAATTACAGAAATGAAAAAAGTAACACCTTCTGTTTCCCCTGTTGTTCCAACAGCATTAAACGTAACAGCCAAACCATTTGAGAAAATGACACGTGCAGAAAAAATTGCTTATACACTAAGAATTAGCAATAAATAAAATAGAAATTATCTATTACAAAATAAGAAAAGAAAAACACAAAATAGAACATGGCAGAAATGTATGATATTACGGGTATTAGTTACCAAGCAAGCAGACAGCCTGAATGGTTTACCAAAGCCTTATTTACAGGTAAAATTATAGAAGGTAATTATGTAAGAATTTTACCTAATGTAAAAAAGTCAACATACTTGAATATGTTGGATTTAGACGGAAACGTATTACAAAAATCAAATCACGATTGTGCTTGGAATCCAACAGCAGCTTTGAAATTGTCAGAACAATTGGCTACTGTAACCGATTATAAGATTCAATTAGAAGATTGTATTGAAAAATTTGAGTCAACTTGGTTAGTTGATAAGATGAAAGCAGGTGCAAATGTAGATGAATTACCTGCAACACTTGGTGAAGCAAGTTTGGATATTGTTGGCAAGTCTGTAAATGCAGATATTGAAAGAATGTTGTTCGGTGGTGATTCAGCTAATGATAATGAATTTGATGGATTTGTAAAAATCTTGAATGATGCAACCGATTCAATTAAAGTATCAGGGTCAAACTTGACAAAAGCAAACATTATCAGCGAATTAGAAAAAGTATTTACTGCAATTCCTGAAGCTGTATTACAGCAAGGTGAAGATGCAATTAAAATCTTTGTTTCTTATAACTCTTATAGAGCTTTGAAAATGGCTTTGGCAAATGTGGATTCACAAGTAATTGCGGCTGCATTTACAGTTGATGGTGGTGTTATCAGATACTTAGGTGTTGAAATTGTACCTGCTGTTGGTATTACAAACGCTCAAATGGTTGCTGCAAATGTGGATAACTTGATAATGTTAACTGACTTAGTATCAGACTTTGCAAATATCGAATTAGGAACATTCCCAAAACCAAATGAAAACAGATTATGGGTTAAAGGTGCTTTAAAAGTAGGTGTTGCAATCGCTTATCCAAGTGAAACGGTATTATATGCTTAAATCTAACATAAGGGGTTGAAATATACCCCTTTATTAAAATAATAAAGAAGAAACACAAAATAAAATGAGTTGTAAATTATCAAACAATATAACCCGTGATTGTATGTACCGTGTGGCAGGTGTTAAACGCTTATATTTGGCTAACTTTGATGTTGCCAATAAGTATGAACAAGATGCTGATGGTATTATATCAGGGATAACTTTGGGAACAGGACAAAAAGTATATCAGATGGAATTTGCTGATGGTACTGCACAGTGGACGGACGATTTAACAGCAGGTGGTAACAGTAACAAATACAGAACACACACGCTTACTTTCATAATGACAGAATATGATACCAATATTTTAAAAGAAACACAAGCATTAGACTTGGGACGTTATACAGCTTTCGTGGTTGACAATAACAACAAAGTAGTATGCTTAGGACGTTTGAATGGTATGGTAGCTACTTCTGATAATTATGCTTCAGGTGCAGCAGAAGCAGATGCAAATGGCTTTACTGTTGTAATGGCAGGTGTTGAACAGGAAGTTGCCCAATTAGTTAAAGGTGAAGATATAGTAAGAGCATTACTTCAACCGACTGTTGTAGTAACAGAATAATTGAAATGAAAATTGTTTATATAAGGTGGTATAACTTAGGTTGTATCACCTTTTTTTATCTCTTTTAAAAAGAAAAATGAATTGTAAACTAAATAAAGACCTTACAGGTGATTGTAAATATTCAATATCAGGTATTCATTCACTTTGGATTCTTAATATTGATGATTTCCAAGTGTATGAATTTAGGAATGATAAGTTGTATTCTGAAATATATGTTGATAACATCTATATTAAGGGTAAATGGTACGAATTGCAAACAATTGATGATTCCAAATTCACAGAAAAGTTTGCAAACGGTGGTTATACACAGGAACTTACTACTTATATTTCAAAATTTGATTCTGAAATACAGGCTGAAATATTAAAAACCAACAAAAGAAAATTCTTAGTACTGTTCAGAACTAATGAAGGTGGCTATTTCGTGTTCGGTTCTGATGGCGGTGTAGCATTAACTTATACTGCTGAAACAGGTACAAAAGGAAGTTCAATTGGTTACAGTGTTACCTTATCCAAGAATAGCCAATTTCCATTATTTGAAGTGAATCCTGATTATATGGTTAATGGTGGCGGTGCTAAATTCCAATATTTACCTGTATTTGAACCGATTTATTGTGAATTGAATGCTTCATCAAAGAATACAGGTTATCAGGTTGCCACTTATGCTTTGAAACAGACTATTGATAAAGGTGAAGCACTTGATATAAATGGTGATTTGTGTTCCGTATCGGGAAAGAAACAGGCTATTGTGGTACTTCAAGGGAAAACAAATCCTGATTCATCTAAATATGAATCTGAAGGTACTTATACACCTGATTCAGTATTAAAAGGTGGTAATGTGGTGAAGAAGTTGAATTACATGGAATGCCGACCTGAAATAACAGGTTCTATAACAGCAACACCCAATTTGATTACACTTACAAGAAAGGTTACATCTAAGAATGTTACTATATACAGTCAACACGATTGGAAAATGATACAAGCAAGCGATAAAGCGAACTGTAATTTAAATGAAGGTGGTGCAGGTGATAATATTGCAAAGTTTGATAGAAATACCAATTATGGAAATGGCACTTATAAATTCAAAAATACTTATACACAGGAAGAAATTGATGTGAAAATACAAAATTTGGTGTTGCAGTCAACAGGTGTGGATACAGTTGGTGAACAGGTTACACCTACACCAAACGGTGTTATTTGTTCGGCAGCAGGATGTTCAATCAAACTATCAATAATGTGTGCAGGTGGTGCAGGTACTTATTCCTTATCAACCAATATTTCACATTCAAACTTTGTCACATATACAGCAAAAACCAATTCATTTGAAATAAGGGTATCTGAATCTGATATTGAAGAAGAAAAGACTGCTGTATTTACTTTAAAACACGATACTTCAAGTGATGAAAATATAGTGTTCACTGTTACTCAAGAAGCAGCTAAAATTATTAAGATACCTGATTTCAACTTTCTTACATATCGTTATAAATGGACTGCTGAAGATGGCAGGGACTTAGATACTGCAACAGAATTGGTAAATAGTGGTTTGGTTGATTCAACAGGTACTACAATTGATGGTTTGGCTGTTGGTTGGAATATGAAGGGTAATACAAATGCAGAAGTTACCAAATACCTTAAATACGGTGGTGATAACCGTGATTCAGGTAATGAATGTACCTTTATTGATATGCTTGCCTTATGTTCTGAAGAACATTTACCCAATTTACCTGATAAGATATATGTTGATATATATGCTAATTGGTATGGCGAAAAGAAAAATGGTTATATGACCTTTGAGATAAAAGCCTATAAAGGTGGTGAAATGGTTCAGGACGGTTATAACTTTAATAATGTTGGCGGTGAAGAAGTATATTCAGGTGAACAAAGTAAATATGTCAAAGCAGCCTGTACTTCAAATAATTCAGAATATAAAACTAAATACACTTATGTATGTCGGGTAACATACGATAAGTTAACCCGTGAAGCTTCAATTGCTATACAATCAGACGATTCAGGTAATGATTGCCATTAATAATTATTTTATCTATTATCAAAAATATAAAGATGTTGAAGATAAACACGACAGCCAAATATGCTGAATTGAAATTTGATGATAAATCTGATTTATACCCTTTTGGAAAATCCAGTGTAAGCTGCCCCCTAAAACCAAGCGATTCTGCCCCCTTGTGCTAA